TGGAAGTCGTGGGCTCGACAAAGATGCAGGGGCGCGATGTAATGGTGGAAAGGCCAAGGGCGACGGTAGAGGGCTCCACGGGGTCGACAGTGTCATCCCAGGATGGAACGTAGGTTATGGCGAGGCAGCCCTGTTGGAAGGCAGTGCCGTTGGCCACTATTGTCAACCTGATATCAGTCCTAAAGTAGGCGTAAAGTCGGAGGATTTGAATAAGGGTCGATTTGTCCGAAATTGTGCCGCCGTCGTCAAGGGTGCAGTCAAGGATGTTGTAGTTGGTAGCGCTGGCAGTTGGAGTCCAGTCATAGTGAGCCAGGAGAAAGGTTCGCTCCGCGAGTTTCGAGAAGCGAGAGTCCTCGTTCACCTGGGGCTTCTCGACTGGGGGGGCCGGTGTGGAAACCGTGGCCTCCGTCGAAGAGCCGGTCGTCTGTTCCATTTCGATTTGCTGTGCCACCATGTTGGTCATTGTCTCCTCGGCCTGGGGGCTCGAAGAGTTCGAAGATTGGGATGTCGTGTTCATCATGAGTTTGGGTTGCACCAATGATGCCATCAAAGGCATTGCCGTACGTCCGCTCTGCGGTGCTATCGACACGCCCGGTGATGCGACCGAGCCAGATGCTTTGAAGGGTTTTAAAGTCTGGAAGGGGGAAAAGGAGGCGTTTTTTGTCGAGGACGGGCTCCAGTTTTCGGACGAATTTGTCGTACTCTTCTGGGCCGTGCATCCACATTTCGTAGCAGGCAGCGAGGACGCCGGCTTGAATGTCGGGGACTGTGGCGTTGCGACGGCAGTAGTTGAGTTGTTCATGAATCGCGTCGATCCCACGAGGAGCCAGGCAATAGCCAGAGCTGTGAGACACAAAACGGCGCGAAAGAAACTCCGCCTCCGCCTTCGGGATGAAAGGGCGGAAGACGCCGCTCTTGTCAGCCACCACATCAGTGTAGCCGAAGCCAAGTGGTTCCACGAAATCCCGCAGGCTATACATGTTGAGATAGCGGGCATACTCATCTGATACAGAAAGAATGTGATCGTCACCGTATACTTGTAATTCCACATTGTTGTCCAAATGTTGCGGGAGGAGGAGATGGGGAGCGTCTTGG